TCCTCTACATCTCTCCTATACCTCTGATTACGCATCTGCTTTGCTGTCTCGTTCTGGGCATCTGCCGCTTCACGCTGTTGATTGCCCTGGATGACGCCACCAATAAGTCCTACCCCGGCTGCAGCGATTGCTCCCCAGACCATGATTCACACTGCTTTCTCCCTATCACTGTAAACGCCCTTCCATGAGGCGCTAGTGACGGTGACTGGTAGCCAAGAGTCTGACTCGACGATGACTGAACACCTGTTGTTTTGACTGCATACTGGCGCTGTAATGCTTCCGCTCTCTAAGGCGATGTCAGAGCTGTCGAGAGTGTTATTGAATACGTCCAGGATGCGTGCCCGGAAGCTGACAACTGTGTCAGTGCTCCGGTTTTGCCTTTTGATTCGCAGCTGATATGCGCCCGTGTCAACGTGGTTCACTGTCCACCGCAAGATCTGCGTTCGACCCGCTAGTTGACCGACGCGACGTGTCTGAGATTCGTTTACATCCGGCACATAGCCAGTGTTGAACTCATACTCAAATTGATATGGCTCACCAAAAGCAACTTCATATCCTGTCCAGTCTCCTGGTTCTGTGCAAACCAGTGACGCGGTCTCTGTCTCGCCAAGCTTTAGTCCTTGGTAATCATTATTCGTGAAACGAATAACTCCGATTGCTTTATCAGCAGGAGTATATGGGAGTGTGAATGTTGTCGTGTCCGTCGCGCTGTCATACGCGCCAGTTACCGTTGCGCTTGGCGCAGTAAATGTTGTCGCTGGATACTGCAGCAGTCGATCTAAATGAACCTGCGGTGTCGTCTCAACCTCGATCTCATCGTTTAATTGAATGCAGAAATAAGTTCCCGTCGTATCAGTTACCAGCAGATACAACACATTCTCCATGAACTTCACCCATTGCACATCCTGATTGAATTCCCACTCGCTCCAGCTTCTTTGAATCTTTTGCTGCCCAACCTCTCCGGTCTCCCATAAGTATTTGTAGATAAAGACTTTCTTTCTGTCTGTTGGGGAAATCGCTACGGCAGCGTCAATGTTCTGACCAACGTCCCAATGAGTGATACTACCCTCGATGTATTTGGGCACGTAGTTAGTCACATCCAGGCTGCTGCCTAGGTTGAGACCTAGCCTTGCATTCCGCTGGTTGTAGAAATTAAATTCGCGGAAATGCGTATAGCCAAAGTATTCCGTCGCGAATAAAACCTGCGCTCCTGAAAGCTTTGGCCTGACGTTGGGGTTCATCTCCAACGTGCTCAGCCTGAAGATTTCACCAGTCAGTGGCGTCAATACATCAGCATCGGCAGCTCGTACTTGAAACTGTGACGTTGCTGAAAATGCAAGGATGCTGTCTTCAACAGGAATAATCCATTCCATTGGAGCACTGCGTTCACTTGACCCGCGCAGACCAAATGGATCTGTTGCCTGCACAGCAACAGAGGTGTCGTTGAAGAAGTTGAATATGTCGTCGGTTTCGCTGAATTGAACTGACTCACCAGCAACCACCGTGTAGCGACTGCGGAATAGTGCGTGGTCTCTAATCGGCAGGCCGATAAATTCTGGGTCCGGCGAGGTCAGTTCGTTACCTGCAGTCCGGTCTCCCCACTTCGGGAATGTGTATTCAATGTCTGTTCCGTTTACGGTTTGAGTTTGTGTTGAGCCATCTGCTGGACCAACAAAGAACACATCCCTTTCTGCTCGATAGAAAACCAAAGGCATCGTGTCGGCATCCAGTTCGTAGGTGATGCCTGGTGCGACAGCTTCCTCCCAAGCTCCTTCGCCAAAAGATCCTTTAAAGGTTGCGAACTTAAACCAGCGGTTATCTGATGCAATGGCTGGGTCGCTCTCAACCTCAACTCTGTAGTTATTGGGTGCGATCGTTGGCAGCTTGCTTAGGTCACTGACCTTGTCGTTAAAGGCTGTTGCAAGTTCGCCGCTCCGGCCATCGTCAATCTCTAGTTCAAAGTCTGTTCCATCTTGTTTGATGACTTGAATGACGTATTGCCTGATTGTTGCGTTGTATCCGGTTTCTTGTTTGATTTGATCTCGTAAATCTGACGCGACTGTTGTTGTGCTGATCTTGTTGTTGTCAGCGTCAGCTCTTGGTGTTGAATGTGTCGCGACAACTTTGTTGTCGATTCGCACTTCATAGGTCACGTCATAGGCAACAGCTTGGATGAAGATGATTCCCTTCCCAACTGTTGGGTCAACAGTCTTTGGATCAAATGCTGTCGTAGTGTTCCTGTTCAGCAGTAGGCCGATTGGTCCACTGTTGATCAGTACATAGTCCTTGTAAAGTTCTCCTGGGTCATTGTGGGCATAAGACGTGTTGTCGGCCTGGATCACATCTGATGCCAGGGTCATCCCTGTGCCATGCACATGAATGTTGGGGATGGTTCCATTTCGGCGTATATCGATCAGCGTCTGATCTGTTGTGCCGGGCCGGCAGAAGATCGAGTATTGCTCATCTTGCGCAATGCTCATCATCTCCAGATAAAAATCTGTGATGGTGTCAGTGCTGATTCTGGATTGCAACCGCATCGCATTCCGCTTAGTCAGTCCCTCAACAGGACTTGACCAGCCATTGATCTGACGGGCACCTTGGCCTGCTTGACGCAGGTGGGCTGGCTGCTGAGATACGCCTTGAATCAACGTGTCCAGGTCACGTCTAATAGGCGCACTGGCGTTTGCGGGTGTTTTTCCCTTGCGGAATTGCGACTTGGTGCGGGGCATTAGCGGACTCGGTAACGGGTTCCACCTGCTGGGATGTAGCCAATGCCTTGGGTTGCCCCTCGGTCATTGCCCCACAGCAAGTTATGGTTGAGAGTGTTCTCTTCTGATCGGATCAACATTGTCCGAGCTTGATCCTCGTCAGCCACCGTGTAGGTGAAGACAATGGAGCTGGCGGTGTAGCGATCAGAGAAGATTCGAGCGCTGCGAATAGTGATGTACTGCTGAGCAGCATGAGGCAGCTCGTCCCATGGCAGCTGGCATACAACCTTGGCAGCAATGATCGGAGCATTGTCGATCACGGAACCAAAGTCATATCGCTGGCTGTCGCGGTCATAAACCCGCAGCCCTCGCATCACGTATTGAGTGTTGGGATAGGTGTTGGGGGAGAAGTTGACAGTCAGCGTGTTGGCAGGAACAACATATGTTCCTTGTGCAGTTGGATTGATCTGAACAGATTTGTCAGTGTTCCAGCTCCATCCTTCTGACTGAACATCACGACTGATCTCTTGCAATGTGCGCTGAGCCATCGCTTGATCAGTGACCTGGCTTACGTCACTAGAAAGACTGGTGACTCCAGCCTCTCCAATGGTTGCCAGCACTGTGTTGACAGCCTCTAGCTCAGTCATTTTGCAGATTTAGTTGTGGTTGCTTTAACTGTGTCAGTGCCAGAGAACCCGGATTGTGTGCCGGGCGCGTCTGATCCAGTGCCTACGGTTGAAAGTGGAACATAGTCGTCTTTTCCTTGGACGAAATAGTCAACATCTGCAGCAGGGTCGAGTGGTTGATCGTCCTGCCATGTCCATCCAGCCACGGTGCCATCAACCTTGATAGTTGTTGCCATGAAAAAAGGGGCATTGCTGCCCCTAAGTTAATCTCCCCTCGCTGGTGAAACCAGATCAGAGAGAGTTGATCACTTCAACACAGCACTCAGGACGCAGGCAACCAACGCCAAGGGCAAACTTGGCAGTCATCAACGTGGCGTTGTACATCACGTCGTAATCGTTCCCGGTTTGACCGATGCTGAGGTCACGCAGTTTCACAACACCTGCTGCACCTTTCTGGAAGGCAAGCATCTTGGTGTTGGTCATGTCTGCTGTGGACTTGACCACAGAGCCATTGCTCACATAACCCTGTTCACCACTCTTAGCAGTGACAGAACCTTGAGCAATATTGTTGCTGCTGTAGATGGAGAAGCCAGCAAGCTTCGCAATCTGACCTTCCTTGTAGGAACCATTGGTTCCTTGCTGGTTGAAGTCATAGTTCACAGCGCGTGAACTTTGAATCAACGTATAGAAAGATTCAGGG